TGGCCGACAACATTGTTGATTCCCTGCAGGCTGGATCGGTCACGGTCCGGGCCACGAGCGGCATGGGAACCTCCCAGGGGAGTGGCGTGTTGGTTGTGCGTAAGTCGGGGGAAAAGACCTATACCTTCGTGTGGACGGCCGCTCACGTGGTTGACCACCTTCGGAATGTCCGGACCTACATTAACCCCGTGACGGGCACCGAGCGGAAGGCCATTGAGTTCGCTGATGCTGGCATTGTGCAGGAGTTCCGGGAAGACGGTCGGCGGGTGGGCGAGACGGTGGTTGACGCCCGCGTCCTGAAGTACAGCGACTCCGAAGTGGGCGAGGACCTGGCTCTGCTCCAGATTCGCAAGACCAACTTCACGCCAGAGGCCGTGGGTCTCAAGTTCTATCTGGGCGACGAGATTCCCCCGGTGGGCACCGAGCTTTACCACGTTGGCAGCTTGCTCGGCCAAGTGGGCAGCAACAGCTTGACTACGGGCGTTATCGCCCAGCACGGCCGCGTCCTCACCTTTGATGGTGGTCCCACGGTGTTTGACCAGACGACCGTCACCTCCTTCCCCGGCTCTTCGGGTGGTGGGGTGTTTCGGAAGTCAGACGGCCAGTACGTGGGCATGATCGTGCGCGGCACGGTGGGCGGCTTTAACTTCATGGTTCCCGTCCGGCGCATCCGAGACTGGGCAAAGCGGAACAACATCGAGTGGGCGATTAACCCTGCCACGGCCCTGCCGAGCGACGCCGAGCTGGCAAAGATCGTGGTCGAGGACGCTGGTGCTGACCCGTCCCCCAAAGAAGACAAGAAGTCAGCTGATTCCCAGGCCTTCTATACGCTGGAAATCCGCAACTAATGCCCAAGGCTCCAAAAGCCTTAGAGGAAAACCTTCGCTACCGCCGTGCTGTAATCGAGCTGGGCAATAGCTCAAAAGAGGCCCGCGACGATATATGGGCGGCGGCTAGCAGGGACCCTATTTGGTTTATTGATACTTTCGGGTGGACCTCCAACTTCAAGGACCACCCCCAAAACCCTGACAGGCCCTTCATTACCTACACGTATCAGGAGGATGCCTGTAACCGCATACGCCGCGCCATTGGCTACCACGACATAATTGTTCCTAAAAGTCGCGCGATGGGCGGCACTTACATCATCTTGGCCACCATGCTCCACATGTGGCTCTTCTACCCCAAGCAGAACTACCTGCTGGCTTCAGCCAAGGAAGACCGGGTAGATAAGCGGGGCGATCCCAGCTCTCTGTTCTGGAAGCTGGACGATATGCTGGGCAACCTGCCCAAGTGGATGGTGCCTGACTTCGACCGGGTCGAGTTGAAGCTCATCAATAACGAGAACGGCTCGGTATTCGCAGGCGAATCCACCAACCGGAACGTGGACCGCGGTGGTCGCCGCACTGCAATCCTGGCAGACGAAGCCGCTGCGATGGCGAACGCTGAGCTTATTGCGCAATCCATCCAGTACGTCACCAATACTTGCATCTGGCTCTCCACCTTTGCCGGGGCCTACGGCCACTTCTATAACACCTACAACAAGTGGTCGAAAGAGCACCCTGAGTGGGTGATCCGGATGCACTGGACCCAGCACCCCCTCTATTCGCAGGGCCTGGAGAAGGACGCTGACGGCAAGCCCACGAGCCCCTGGTATCGGCATGAGTGCGCCCGTACTCCCAGCAAGCGGTCTATTGCCCAGGAAGTGGACATGGACCCCCAGGCCTCGGGTGGCCAATACTTCCCCACAGAGCTGCGGGAAAAGCTCATGGCCATGATGGTGCTGGAGCCCTTTGTCGTGGGCGATATGGATGCTGACTCCTTCGAGGACCCCAAGTGGCACCCGAGCAGCCGAGGCCGCCTGAAGCTCTGGTTCCACCCAGGCGACGATGGCAAGCCCCCGCCCAGCAAGTACGTGATTGGCCATGACATTGCCACAGGTAAGGGCGGCAGTCAGAGTAGCCAGAGCTGCGCCTCTGTCTGGGATGCTGTCACTGGTGAGAAGGTGGCCGAATTCCTAGATAACAAGATCACCCCCACCACGTTCGCCCGCTACGCCGCTCAACTGGGGAAGTGGTTCTATAACGCCAAGCTGATCTGGGGTTCGCTGGGTCCCGGCTCCGACTTCGGCAAGACCTTGGTAGAAGACTGCCAGTATGGCAACGTATACTTCCGGCTAGAGGAAGGCAAGGTCAATAAGAAGCGGACTAAGAAGTACGGCTACCCCGAGTCGGGCGAATACCGTGAGACCCTGTTCTCCACCTACTTCGATGCCCTCGACACGCACCGCATTATCAACCGCAGTCGGCAGGCGGTCGAGGAATTAGCCCAGTATATCTTCGGTCCGGATGGCTCAGTGCAGCATTGCGAGGCCATCCAAAGAGAGCAGGACCCTGAAAATGCGGGTAAACTACATGGTGACATAGTCATTGCTGACGCTATGGCCAACATCCTGCTACGGGAATGCAAGCAGACCAAGCCTAAGCCTATCAACCAGAAGCAAGTCAATCTCAGCACGGCCGTGTTCAAGAAGCATAGCGCCGGGTGGCGATATCAGCAGATCATAGCCAAGAAGAAAAAGAAGGCGTATTACTAATGTTCGACCCTAATAGCGCCGAAAGCGTGAAGCGTCTTCGCAAGGCCTGTAAATCCAGCCACAAGGAGCTGGAGGTTTCGCGGGCCAACTACGTCAAATACCTAAAAGAGCTGGCCGGGCCTCACTACTCCGCCTCCGGCGAGGTGACAAAGCGGCCCATCAACCTTATCGAGCTGGCTGCAACCATCTACAAACAAAGCCTGCTGGCCAACGCACCCCAGGTGAACGTGACGGCACGGGACCCGGAGTTCACGGCCGATGCTTATGCCTTCGAGCGGGCCGTGAATAAGGTGCTGGATGAGCAGAACATTGAGGACGAGCTGGATTTGGTGGTCACTACCGCCATGTTCAGCCCTGTAGGCATCCTCAAACTCAGCCTGGACGCCACCCAGAAGGGGGAAGTGGACGGGGTAGAGGTGATTACTGGCCCTCCGGTAGTGCAGGGCGTCACCTTTGACGACTGGGTAATGGATATTACCGCCAAATCCCCACGTCAAGTCAATTTCATGGGGAACCGGTACACCCTCACGGTGGAAGATGCCATTGGCATGGGGTTTGAGCCGGGGGCAGTGGCCCGATTATGGCGCAGTTATGAGGATTCCACTCGCAGTGACGACGATCCTCAGCGTCTGAGTCGGCGCGGCAGAGAGCTTTCCGAGGATAATTACCAAGATTTGATCGAGGTGTGGGATATTTGGCTCCCGCGCGAGAAACTGATCGTCACGCTGGGGGGTGGGCCGGATAGCGGCTTCGAAGATATGCCCCCGCTGCGCGTCATGCCCTGGGAGGGTCCAGAAGGAGGGCCATTCCACCTGCTTTGGTTCGAGATGATCCCCGGCAACGCCATCCCGAACACGCCAGTAGGCCTATGGATCGACCTCCACGAGCTGGTCAACACCCTTTGGAATAAGCTTTCCGACCAAGCTGAGCGTCAGAAGAGTATTGTTGGCGTGGAAAGCAGCAACCCACAGGACGGAGACACCCTCCGGCTTGCTGGGGATGGGGATGTGGTCACCTTGAACACCTTGGGTGGCATGGCCAAGATCGACTTGGGCGCCCCCAACCAGCAGAACACTATCTTTGCGGATATGGCCCGCCTGCGATTCAACGAACAGGCCGGCAATATCTACGCTATGGGCGGGATTGCTGCCCAGACCGGCACTCTCGGCCAGGACAAACTACTCTCCGACGCAGCGAGCCAGCGCCTGCGCAGGATGCAGGCTCGTGTCTATGAATTTATGCGAAAGGTGATGCGAGACTATGCCGAATACATCGCAACCGACCCCCTCATGGAGGTGCCAATCGTCAAGGAGGTGCCAGAAACGGACATCGCCATCCCCTCCACATGGTCGCAGGACCAAATGCGCGGGGAAATGTCAATGTACAACCTCGATATCCAGCCCCATTCCATGCAGCAAAAGAGCCCTGAAGAGCGGCTCGCACGAGTGCAAGACGTGTGGCGGCAGGATATCCCGCTCATGCTCCCCATGATGCAGGCGATGGGCCAGATGCCCAATCCTGAGGCCTATCTCAAGATGATTGCTGACTTGACTGGGCAGCCAGAGATCAATACACTGGTAACCTATACCCAGGGTGAACTCGCTCCCGATAAGGATAAGCCTTCCGGGCCTACGAACACCACCCGCACCTATGAGCGCACCTCCGGCTCCGGCCCGCAAGGCGGGGAGGAGGACTTGGCCATGCAGATGGCAGCGGCAGGGCGGGATAATAACAACCAAACCGGCATGATTCGAGGTGGTTAATGGCTTCAGCTAGCAAGATGACTTTAGAAGAGCGGCTGCATATCGAGGGCATTACCGGCGAGGAGTTCAACAAGGTCTTCTCAAAGGATCGTGGCTGGAAAGTGTTCGTCGAGCCTGCTGAAGTATGTGCCCAGCAGCCCACTGCCAGCGCTATTTGGGTGCAGGTGGCAGTTCCGACCTACTGGGGGTGGGACTATAAAGAAGACGTGACCGACGAATTCGCCCGCACTAGGGCACGGAATGCCGTCCTGGACGTATTTGACGAAATGGCTCTGGTAGTCGATAGCATCCGGGAGGAGCTGGCTAATGAGTCGCAAGTTTAGATACAACCCCCAAACCGATAAGGTGGAAGAGGTTACGGCGCGCCCCCAGGTGCCGGCCTGGAAGCAGCTGCACTGCGAGGCGATGGCTTTTGACGGCAGTATTGAGGACGCTAAGCGTATTGACGCCCAACTGGGAGCCCCCTCCGTAGATTATGATGCGCGCGGCTGCCCGGTCTTTAATGACCGCAGCACGTATGATAAGTACCTGAAGGCGCATGGCATGGTCAATAAGACCAGCGGCAAGCACTCGGTATTTGATCCCAGACTCCTGGAGCGCATTATTTCAAGGGTTAGGAGCGATGCACAAGAAGCTTCCGAAGGCGAGGGCTAGCCGAGATGATTGGGGGAAAATGCCGCTTCTCAGGATCGAGGGGCGATTCCGGCCCTTCCGCCTCAGCCCGCGCAAGGCAAAGGCTATCCTGGAAGTGCTGGAGGATATTAAGAAATTTGTTGAGGATACTCAGGATTTGGACCCGGTATATGGTAAAAAGGCAGAGCGGCGACCCCTAAGTCCCGAAGAATTGGCTATCATAGCCAAATACGTGAAGGAACCCTGGCCAGAGCCGTTGACTGCCGAGCCAAAATAGTGTAGTATTACCTTAAGTCCCAAAGGGAAATCATGGCACTTCAAGCAGAAGACACCCAGCTGGAAGACGAAGAGCTGGAAACAACCGAACAAACAGTAGCCGAAGTTGAGGTGACTCCTTCGGCTGCGCAGGATGTCGCTGAGGTCACAGAAGCCAGCGATGACGTGGTGGAGACTGGCGCGGGGCCAGTCTTTAGCGCTCAGACCCTCGAACTTGCAGCCCGGACGGGTCTCGACCCGGACGACTACAGGGATGAGGCGGCCTTTTACCGGGCCGTAGCTCGACAGGATCGCGCACTAGCCGAGCATCAGCGCCAATTTGGTGGTCAGCGCCAGCAGCCGACGCAATCTCCGGTCGCACCGACGCAGGCAACCACCTCGCAGCAGGTTCAGGCTCTCAAAAGGCTTGAGCTGGAGAAGTATTTCAAGAGCACTCCGGACGGGGAGATTGATCCCCAGATCGTGGCGGCCTACAAAGACCTCCATGATGCCACCTTCGGACACCTTGACACTCTTAGCCAGCAAGTAGCCAAGTATGAGGTCCTGAACAAGAAGTTTGAGGAACTGGAAGCTCGCCACCAGTTCGAAGAGCAGCGGCGATTCGTCGCCGAGTGGGACAGCTTCTTCGCCGAAGCCGGTAAGGGCTACGAAGAGAAGCTGGGCAAAGGCTCGCAGAACGAGATCAGTCAGCTCAACCTGATGACTCGGGATGCCGTAGTCGGAACCGCCCTTGCTCTACGACAGATGGACGAGGACCGGGGCCTTAAGCCTCTCAGTAACAAGCAGTACGGGCAGCGTGCCCTGCTGAGTGTTTTAGGTACAGAAACCAACGCCATCGCTCGCAAGGAAATTCTCGCCAAAGCCAAGGCGCGCACAGGCGCGGCCCTGGCCAACTCCCCTATCAAGAAGGGGCCTGAGAAGTCCAAAGAGGACAAGGCCTATCAGGTCTTCAAGGAAAAAGCCAAGAAGATCGGCTTGATTAGTAGAGGTGACGAGGACTAATTGCTGCGGGGTCCAGGAGATAATCAATGGCATCCCTCACCGCAACCGGAATTCAAGACCTCATGAATTCCACCCTGGCCGAACTCGGCCGGGATCGCATCCAGATGGTTGCGCAGAACTACGTCGATTATCCTGCCTTCTCGCTTTTTCATAAGAAAGAGCGCATGTTGGAGGATGACGGCGTTCAGATTTGGCGCAACGTCCAGATTAAGAAGTCCCCCGCTGCTCGCTTCGTCGCTATCGGCGAAACGGACACGGTGAACATCGAGAACGTCACCACGACCGCGAAGATTGACTGGAAATACTGCGACACCCACTGGGGCTTTTTCACGCAAGAGATCAAGCTCAACAGCGGCAAGTCGAAGATTTTCAATCTCATCAACTCCAGGAAGAATAACGCAATCCTGGACCTTGTCGAGATTATCAATGCGGCCATGTGGACACTGCCCGCTGCCAGCGACGTTAAGTCGCCCAACGGCATTCCCTACTACATCGTCAAGAACTCGGGTACGCCCGGATTCAACGGCGGTCACCCCTCCGGCTACTCGGCCGTAGCTAACATTTCGCGTACCACGTATGCGAACTGGAAGAACTACACCGGGCAGTACACGGCGGTCACGAAGGCAGACCTCATCACCAAGATGCGCACGGCCATCCGCGCCTGCCGCTTCTCGGACGTTGAGGGCCTGACTCTGAGCGACTACCGCAAGGGCCGGGACCGCTACGTGATCTTCGTCAACGAAGCCACGGCCGCAAGCCTGGAGAACGTCGGCGAAGCCCAGAACGAGAACCTCGGCCGCGATCTGGCCTCGATGGAAGTGCCCACCGGACAGCGGGATATCTACCGCTTCGACGGTGCCCTCACCTTCCGCCGGAAGCCAATCGTGTTCGAGCCTTATCTCGACAATGACACGTCGAATCCGGTGTACGGGCTCGACCTCTCGTCTTGGTGCAACTATATCCATCGGGATTTGAATATGCACCAGAGCGAGGTGAAAGAGGCGTCTGACCAGCACAACGCATTCGTTGTGTGGATCGACCACTGGTTTAACCTCCTGTGCGTTGACCCGCGGCGCAACTTCGTCCTCTACGTCTAAGCCATAGGAGAACTGAATAATGGCACTTGTGCAACGATTTGGCGGCGACGCTAGCGGAAACGAACCGTCCCCTGCCATCTGGAATCGCGTGTCGTGGAGCGATATCTTCCACGGCAAGGTGAAGTATCTCTACGATGACTTCACCACCCTGGCCATCCCCCTGGCAGTGGCTTCCAACGCCGCTGTGTATACCAGCGCCGTCGGCTGGTATTCGTACCAGGACACGGGCGACACAATCGCCCAGCTGGCCACGGATGAGAATGGTGTGTTGGCAATGTCTATTGCCGCCACCGATAACAACGAGAGCTGGCTCTCCGCCGGCTCGGCCGCTTCGGTCATGTTCTGCCCGAAGACCAAGGCCAACGGCGGGCAGTCGCTCTTCTTCGAAGCGCGGGTGCAGGCCAGCACCGTAGTCGGCAACATGTTCGTCGGCTTGGCCGAGGAAGCCACGGGCGCAGCCAATGCCCAGGCAGACTCGGGCGGCACGATGGTGGACAAGGACTTCATCGGCTTCCACGTCGATGAGGACGCTCCCACCAATATCGTGTTCAAGTACAACAAGGCAAGCTCTGGCGCCTCCAACGGCACCACAGTGGTCACGGCGGGTACGCTCGCTGCTGACACCTGGTTCAAGCTGGGCTTTGTTGTGGACATGGTCGAAGGCGATGCTCGCAAGCGCGTCAAGGCTTATGTTGATGGCGTTGACGTTGGGACGTATGTCACCAACTCGTCCTACGAAAACACGACCCTCTTCCCCACGGGCGAAGAGATGCACGTGCTGTTCGGGGGCAAGAACAACAACGCTGCCAAGGTTCTGCGCATCGACTGGGTGCGCGTAGCCCAACTGAAGTCAGGTAACTAAACATCATGGCCACTATGAATCCCAGTGACGCTTCTCTAATTCGACAGGCCTGTCGTGTACAGGACGGGGACCCGGTCCCTGCTTCTGTGGAGGGCGCCTACTGGGATTACAAGTGGGCCAGAGATGCCATCGACTCATCTGCCCTCAGGCTTGAGGAGATCGTGGCGATCATTTCATTGTCAGGGTACTGCAAGGGGAAGGGATTCCGCCAGGACCCGGCCGAAGTGACGCCGCTTGATCTAATCAAGTCTGGGGCAGTAGCCGAGGGCGACCCCATTCTAGTCACCTGGAAGCTGGGGAAGCCAGTAGTTGCCACGTACCGAGGCTATGCCAAGGTGCGACAGAAGGCCCTGATTCAGCTTGACGGCGAGATGGAAGCGCGTGAGTTCGATTTGAACCGCATTGTAGGATTGCCACAGCCAGTGGAGGCCTAACTCTCGTGGCTACTCTTAAGGTATGGAAGGCCTTCGAGATGGACCTCGCTACGGACGTAATCCGCGGCGGGAGTCGATCTGCCCCCAAAGAGATTGAAGTCACCGGGCTGAAGTTCGATAAGGAATTCACGCTCGCCACCTCTACTACCCTGGACCTTTGGACCTCGGCAGATGCGGTGACCAACTTCGATTATCTTTGGCTGGAGTCCGACCAGGACATCTATGTGGAGTGGACCTGCGACCGCGGGGCTGAAGTAGGCCTCGTGGTCTTTGGCGATATCATCGAGGCCAACCACCCGTGGGACCGCTTCTACGACGACGCCCTCGCCCTCTACACCGCCAACTTTGCCACTGGCACGGCTGACGTGATCGACCGTATTAGGCTTCGCAACGTGAGTGGAACTACTGCGAATATCCGCGCCGTCCTCATAACCTAGGAGAGTGGAGATGCCTGAAAGCACGCTCTCAATAGGCCGTAGCGAATTGATGAGGTATATCGGCAGAGAGCTAGGGTATTCCCGAGATACGGCAGACTGGGATGACCGACAAAGAACAGATGCCGAAGACATATTGGCCAGTGCTCTCCGCCAATTCTACACTCCTCCAATCCTGCCCAACGAGGCTACTTCCCATCGTTGGTCCTTCCTCCGGCCGGTCTTCTCCCTGGCGACGAAGACTGGCGTGGGGGACTATGATCTTCCTGATGATTTTGGTGGTATTGACGGTCAGCTTTATTACACAAGTGACACTGTGGGCAATGGACCTATGGTCCGAGTTGGAGAGCAGTGGATTCTTAGGTGCCGTCAAGGTAATAGCGGCATTACAGGATACCCCACTTACTACGCAGTGGCAGCTGGCGTCTCTGACGGGGATGAGCCCCAGCGCTTTACTCTTATGCTGGAGCCTACTCCTGACGCTCATTATGACCTGAAGGGCCAGTACCGGGTCAATCCCTTCGCCTTGAGTGAGAACAAGAGCTATCCCCTGGGCGGCCAGCCGCACGCTGAAACATTGATTTCCTCGGTGATTTGTGCGGCGCACAAGTTCATGCGAGACGAATACCAGGGTGGGGCGTGGGCCGACTTCATCGAGAAGTTGCGGTCCAGCGTTACGCACGACCGGCAGGAGATGACCGCTCGGAATCTGGGGTATGCGTATGACACCCGCACCCAAGACCGAGACTCCCTGCGTCAGAATCGTACATTGTCAGTTACATTCGAAGGCTCTGTTCTGGATTAGAATAAAACTATGGCCGACAGATTCAGAAATCAAGACGGGCAGCAGGTTATAGCTGAAAACGAGCTTGGCCACGTGCTGCTGGCCTTTGGCGATGTCCCCCCAACGGATGGGGTTCCTGGATACGCCACGGGCTGTTTATTCATACACACCGACGGCAGTGCCGGCACAGCTCTCTACGCCAATGAGGGAACTGTCACTTCCGCAGATTTTGACGCTGTCAGCGTCGCATAACAGGAGCTTAAACAGTGTCTAGGCCCGTCACCCCTCATGCCGTGTCGCCCCTTGGCGGCGTTACAGTCGCGTTCGACGAACAGGGCGCTGCCACGATTCAGCTGGGGACTACGGTTCCTTCTGATGCGGCCGGCGGCTACGCGAAGGGCTGCTTGTTCATCCATACGGATGGCAGCGGTGCCAACGACGTTCTGTACTACAACGTCGGAAGTTCGTCTAGCGCGAACTTTGACGCCCTCTCGACGAGCGGCGGCCTGGATATGACGAACTTGGCGGCCTCGGCTGCTGAGATCAACTCAACGTGCGACCGCACTGGGCGAGTCATTGCTGCCTCCGCTGGCGCCACGGCCCTGGCTCTTACGCAGGCCACGCATGCTGACCGCATTGTGGTCGTGCCCGTCATTACCAGCGCGGGCTTGACGATCACCCTACCGGCTGCAACCGGCACCGGTGATAAGTACACGGTCTTTAATAACGGCGTCCAGACCGTTTCCCTTACAATCACGGCTCTGGCGGGCGACTTGCTTTATGGCAAGGCCATTGGGTTCTCGCAGACCGTGGCGGCCTCTGGTGACGTGTTTGTGCCGGACGGCTCGGACGACGTGAAATGGACCTACAACGTCACAACCACGGGCGGCGACGGTGGAGATATTGCCACCTTCATCGACATTGCCACCGACGCTTGGCTTGTTGATATCGTGTATCACGGGTCCGGCACGATGGACCAAGGCTTCGCTTAATGGAAGAAATCAAAACACTGTCCGACATGCTGGCGGTGGATATTGGTTTCCCTTGCGGGCCGGGTATCATGCCGCTTGCCACAACCGTCTCTCTGCTGAAGACGCAGGAGGCCTGCTTGCGGCGTGGCGTGCCTCTTGGCATGCAGTTTGTTAAGGGCTGTTCCCTGGTCACCACGGCCAGGGACATGGTGGTTGATCGGTTCCTGCGAGGGCCGTCGAAGTATCTATTCTGGATCGACGCCGATATGTCATGGGAGCCTCAGGACTTCATTAAGCTCCTGGCGCTTGCCACTCGTAAGGACGTGCTCTGCGGGACCTACCCCACCAAGAACGAGCAGCGGACCATCACGGTCCAGCAAGACGAAGACCATCTTGAGATGGATCAATACGGCCTACTTCGCATCGGGGGTACGGGCCTGGGGTTCTGCGTGATGCGGCGCTCAATCGTCGAGGAAATAGCATCCCAGTCGCCCCGCGTGTATAGCACGCTACTGGAGCGTGAGATCGCCGCTGTGTTTCGGTTGGACGTGGTGACGGACGACAAAGGGGTGCGACAGAGCCGCGGCGAGGACGCCGCTTTCTTCGCGGACCTGCGGTATCTGGGATATACGATTTGGCTCGATCCCACCATCCAATTGGGACATATTGGCGACTGCGAATACAGACGCGACCCGGCTGAAGCCTTGCGCCTTCGGAGCGCATTTCAAGAATTACAGGTGGCATAATGGCTCTCTGCGTACCCTTCAAGCACGTCTTATCGACGAACTCCACCTCAACGGGCTTCACGGCCCAGAACGCCACGACCACGAAGCCGGCCACCGATGCGGTGATCGACCTGACGGATCGTGATAATGGGTGGGGGCTGCATAGCGCTGACGTGCCTCCCTACGTGCAGCTGATCCCCTTTGGAACGAACGGCGATAACGACACGTTTGACATGCGGGTGTATGGATGGAGCCGTACTGAGGCGGCGACGCCGGTTTGGATTCCCACGCTCCTGGCAGACGTGAGCTTGATCCTAAGTGCCATCACGGCCACTCCTATTGCTGCCGACACCTTCCTGATCGACTCCGTCACGCTGAACGACGGCTTCGCCTCAGCGCCGCAGTGGCTCCACATCCAGAACCACTCAGAGGATTTG